CCGGCGAAAGCGCATCTTGCTCGGAATGAGGGTCATCAATGATAAGTAAGTCTGCACCACGTCCTGTAATCGCACCACCGACACCTGCAGCGAAGTATTCACCGCCATGGTTTGACTCCCAACGGCCGGCGGCCTTTGAATCAGCTGCTAACCTGACTGTAGGGAAAACTGTTTCGTACTCTGGCGATTCTATAACGTTCTTGGCCTTCCGACCGAACCTAATTGCCAGTTCGCCTGTGTGTGTTGTTTGGATGAGCTTGGCCTTTGGGTGACGGCCCATGTAAAAAGCAGGAAATAAATTAGATGCAAACTCCGATTTTGTGTGTCTAGGAGGCATATTAACAATTAATCGCTTCAATTCGCCGTTTGCAATGCGATTTAGCTTGTCTGCGTAGATCTTATGGTGCTTTCCTTCGATAAAATCAGGCCAAACCGTCTTTACAAACGATATAAAGTCTTTTTGTGCCTTCTCTTGCTTGTCTAAGAGCGCATTTTTAAGAATATACTTTAGAGTTTGAGTGTCCAAAGACTCTAAATTGCTCATTTTTGCTCTTTGAACTCATAAAAGTAATTTGTATCATCACCTGCAGTCCATTTACTGATAGATTCTACGTTATATTCTATGGTTGATACCTTGAAATCAGGTTTTTTAGGTTCAGATGGTGTCAATGACTTGTCATAAAACAGTGTTCTGTTGTTTGGTTGTGCTGCAAAATGGCCGTTGTCTAATTCTAATATGTTAAATGATTTGTGTTCCGCAGGAACTTCAGAATAATTTATGTTTGGTAAATTAGGATCTGCGTGACAACTGTCTATTGTAAACAAGTATTCTCCTTCGTACCAATTTTTAGATGGAGATAAATATCTCGCTTTTGGTGGCACGGTTGTTTTTTCTATGACTGTAATGTGGTAGCTAAATGCATCCCACAATTCCAACTCTTCTAATTTAATATCATCTTTAATATTAGGGGAAGTAACAAAAGCACTGATAGGGAGCTTATCATAAAGAGCAGCATATTCCGGCAGATACGTTTCAAAGTAGAGCGCTCGACCCTGGATTGACTTAACAGTAGCCCAAACACCTTCTACAAATTCTCCGTGCCCTTTTTGATGATCATACAAATACTGTTTCTTAACATATACCTTTACTGGTGGAACGTTCGCAACTAAAAAAGCCATATAAAAACGATTTAATTTTTTTAAAAATTTTTTATAACGTTTTTTCTAATCATTGTCACTCTCAAACTTGCCTCTACATAATTCAAAGCATGCTTACGCGAAAAGGGGGGGTTGGGGGTCGTTTAGGTCCCGGGCGAAAGTTATCCACAGGTTATCCACAGTCAATGTAGCATATTGTCGCACCCGGGCAACCACTACATACTGTGATCAGGGCATAAAAAAAGGGCTACATATAGTAGCCCTTTCTTCAAGTAACTAGGGTAAGTAGTGTGGCTGTCTTACCCTAGTCGAGAATTAGCTGAGACTAACCAGCTAAACCTAGTCGCTTTAACAGATAGCCAACATCACCTTGCATATGATGTAGCAACTGCATACGATTATCTTTATCTTCTGCAATCCATTCAACAATAGAATTACATAGTACACCACTTATTAACTTCCAATCTAAGCTATCCTTACGAGGAACACTTGATATGATAGACTCAAGATCACCAACACTTGCTTGATCTTTGGCATACTCAACCACTTCAGTAAGTACAGGTGTAATGTCTACACCCTTTACTGATTCTACTTTAACTACTTCTTTAGATTCATTAGTCATTCTAATTCTCCTTTAACTAATTGTTATAATAAAGCTATACATTACAAACCACATAATAGATACACCTATTAAGAATAATATAGCGTTCATTGTGGATAACTCTTGCCACTAATCTCAAAGACTGTGTCAGGGTTTACATTAGCCCAACGTTGAAAGCCTTCTTTAGCTCTACTATTTATCTTAAACACCAACACATAATTAGGGTGTTCAGTCACTACTTTCTCTTGGGTAAATCTATAACCCATTGTACCAAGCACACCTAGTTTAATCTTACCAATTGTGCCATCGTTCTTACGCCACTTACAGCTAAAGAAACCACGTTTAACAATATCTTTAAATTCATTCTTAGTCATATCTTTCTCTTTCTATTTATTAATCTACTACTATACACATAAATAAGACAATAATAAGATGACAAATTGTCGCACCCGGGCAGACAACTGGTAGCGAGATGACAGATGTGATAGGATGAAGCTCAGCAACTCAGCGGGCGCCCGGTAGATAAACGTGGGAGCTTTAGGTATTAGTTGTGTTGGTTGTTAGGGAGCTTGGGAGTTTTGAGGGGGCGATTGCAATACTTCGAATCGGATTCAGAACCCCCTCATGTCTAACATATATCAAGCAAAAGCCGATTAACACCGTTTATCTTGCCTTAGAAACAGAGACTTAATAAAAAAGTAATGTTAGATACTTTTACTCTATTTCTGTCTTATTATACCACACCAAGGTCGGTCGTCCAAGGACATTAACAAATATCTTGTGGATAACTCCATTCCTGTACTGTGCAGTACCAAACCATTTCTTTCTATTATGATATATCATATCTCAGCAGTTCCCCGGCGCGCCCGGTGTAGTTAGTGGACAACCAGCCAACATTATGCTGGTTGGTTGTTCCAGGAGTTTGGAGTTTCCAGCAGCTCCTGCTGCCTGGCATCACTGGCCAGCAGCACCTGCATCTCCTGCTGCAGCTACGCAGCTGTTTAGTATATTAGTATGTACCATGCTAAAAGGCAGAAAACTGCCAATTTTACAGGTATCAATAGCATTAGTCAGTCCATATTTACCTCTACTTTCTATCATTCTGCTTGTAATATAGCTCCACTTCAGGCGTATGTCAAGATGGGATACAAAAAATAATGGCGGAAAACCGCAGAAAAAATTTTCAGGTTAACGGGATCGCGCCCGGGCGCCAGCTCAGCCATATCACCCCCACTTATAGGCGAGGGTGGTACTTATCGGAGTTTGGGAGTTTGCCTACTTTCAGTTACTAAACACCTCGTACATCTTGTCTAATGTACTTCTGTTATCTGTCTGTGCCTCTTCGACTCTATCAGCATTTCGCTTCATGACAGGAACAACACTATCGTAATGATGTGATATCTTACGCAAGGTATCGTTCTGTTCTTCTAATGATTCGTTGATTCTATTTAACGCATCCACTATTGGATCGTATTTATCTTCTGGTAATACCATAATAACTCCTTTGTTTCTATTTCTGCCCCTATTATAGCATAAAGTTATCCACATGTCAATGGCAGAAGTTACCAGTCTGAAGACCAGCGGGCGCAGCGGGCGCCGGGCAACAGGCAGGAGGACATCAACTATAATTTTTGGCGGTTTTGTTGGAGTTTGGGAGTTTGTGAGCTTTGGACAGCTGCCAGAAGACCAGCGGGCGACTGGACCATGCCACAAGGACTTTGGCCTCTGGGTGGTTTTTTGACGGAGTTTGGGAGTTTCGGTGCCGTGAAAAACGTTTACGGTGCGTGCGTCTGGGTCGTATACCATAATAAATACTGGTGCGCCAGCCATACTGTGCTTGACATGCCATGCATTTTGTAGGGGTGAAATTAGTACCGTTTTGGTACCATTTTTATTACGTTTAAGCACCTTCAATTCAAGCGTAAAAAATCCTGTGTCTTTATGAAATACTACGCAATCTGGGAAACCAGGCGTAACGTAGGACTCAATACGTGACACAACAAAATTACCATCGCTTAAACATGTCTTTAAACTCTTCCAAAAATTTGTTTCCGTCTTTGCGGGCATAATTTTTCTTACTCTTCTTGACTCTCTGATGGTACTGGCGTGATGTCTTTAGGTCCCTCGCTATCGGATTTCTCTTCGACCGATAAGACTGTGTTGGCTCCTTCTTTTTTAAACTCACCTGTTAATCCTAGCTCCTTTAATTGTCTTAGTACATCGTCTCGAGACATGTCATCAATAGACCCTGTTCTAATCTCTTTTCTCTCAACATACAATCCTGCAGCTTGTCCTCGTAACCGTTCTGCATTTATAGCAGCACTGTGTGATTTGTCCTGTAGTGCCTTCTCACGCAATCTTGCTAATTCTGTTACATGCTTATTCATTTCTACCTTGTGTGTTTCGTACAACTCATTTCTTTTCTTGTTCACTACTTCTACTACTTTAGGATATTTCTTTACATTTAATAACTCAGAAGCTGTTGTTGCAGCACGTTCAGGTTTATAGCCAGCTTGTCTTGCACATTCTGTTGGTGTTATCCTACCTTCGTTAGCAACGTATATATCTACAAATATTCTTTGTCTATCTGTCAGACCATCAGCACCCCTTGGGTGTTTTAATGCCATATCACGAGTATTACGGATGGTATTACCGACCACCTTCTCTTCAATCTCCTTTAACTTGTTGTTATATATGTCTTTTTCACTCATTTTAACTCCAATATACAATAATTTGACTCTTTACCCATGAACTCGTAATACCTTCGTAATACCTGGTATCCCTTATCCCATATAGAGAATTGGCAAAAGGTATTACGGTATTGGAAGATCCCGGTAAATAAAAAAACAAAAAAACTTTTTAGCATCCAGCGCACAATACAATACCTATGGTAATACGACAATACTTCTCTTCGAATATGGTATATCGTCAAGGTATCCGCGCTTTTTTAGTGCTTGCACATAGGCATGCACGTTACTCTTTGATTTCATGTCATTCATTTGTTTCATCTCTTCATACGAAGGGGAATACCCATTTTGGTGTATAAAACCCTGCAATACCCTAAGAAAATGTGCTTGTTTAGGTGTTAGTCCTTTCTTATCACTCATAATACCTCGCCAATACCTTATTTTTCTTTTTTAAACTTACGACCTACAAAAAATACAATAAGATTTTGTATTGTATTCACAGTCACCATTAATAATAACCAAAATTCCCATAATTCCATTATCTCTTTTCTTCTAATCCTTTTGCATTTGGATGACTCCAATATTCTTTTCTAACTTGTCTTAACATTTCATTGTATCCCCACTCATTTATTACTTCTTTTGTAATAGATTTTTCTAAAGTATCCTTTATTTCTTTCTCTTCTTCTGTAAGTTCCATTCTTTTAGGGGCATTTTTACGCACATATGTGCTAATTTTAGCCCAGGTAATAATAGTATTACTTTTTTTAGGTCTTAAATATCCTGATTCTGAGTCTAATCTTGGTAAATCTTCTTGTTTATCAAAATTATCAGCTATGTATTTCATAACTTGTTCATCATTTTCAAATTGTTTAACAACCTTTTCTATAATCTTTTTGTTTTCCCATAAATTAATCTCGTACGTCTGCATGTGTCACCCTCAAATATTCTATCTTTTTTATCCATCCTTTTGGAATAGCAATAGCACCACCCCCATGGTTATCGTCCCGGTCCAAGCACCACGAACGCATAATCACAATCTTCTCGTCATTATTAACTGTCATCCACCCAACCTCCTGGCATGTCGCTAAAGGTGCAGCTATAATATCTTTTATATCAATCCACCCTGTCTCCGTGTCACGGGCATCCATCCACGTCACACGCACCATTGGTACATTGTTAATGTCCATTTAACTGAGCTTAATTATTTTATCTATCCACTCACGTATCATAGGTTTACTATTATACATGGGTCTTTTAAGATCCTCACGTTGTCCACTGCCATCTTTACTGACAAAAGATAACGTTCTAATCATCGCATCTTCTTCATTTTTCGCACGTATCATATAACTAAATGTTATCTCACGTTTCGTTGTAATCTGGTATGTATGTCTTTCTTCGCCTTTTTCTACATGAAACGACTTCATGCCACCAATTGTCGTGCCCTCTGCAGGCT